TGAATTGGAAAATATGTTACCTTGGGAAAGAGATATCTATGTGAATATGCTAATGAGATATCTGGAAGAAGAAAACGAAAAGATTAAACAAATGCAAAGGCGTTAAAAATGGCAAGTAGGTTAACTGATATATTACAACAAGAATATAAAACCAGAGGTTTGATTGGTGGAACAGCATCAGCTTTTGGTAAATCTAGCCGAGAAAAAATGGACATTAGAAATGTTCTGTTTGGTGGATCCGGTTTAGGTTCAATTGTTGGTCGTAAAGTTTTTGGCAAAGGATATTCAGCAATTGACCGTTCCAATAAATCTTCAGAAATGTCATCTGCCATTTCCGGTTCTTCAAGTGTTCTACAAGAAATTAGTATTAATAGTAGAATAACTGCAAAAAATTCTATGGCTTTGCCTGCAATGGCAAGCCAAATGAATATTATGCAAAAGAATATTGCTAAGTTAGTAAAATTGCAAGGTGGAACTCCATCTACAAAAGCTCAAAGTTATTTTTCTAGTGCAAAATTTAGAGAAAATGCTTATGAAGCAACATTTAATAAAAATGCTAAAGGCACAACACCAACTATGGTGAGTAAAGAAAAAGAAAGTGGATTAACTGGAATATTAGGTTTAGTTTCTTCTTTATTTGTTGGATTGGCTTCAAAATTAGGAAGTTTTGGTTCAATTATTGCTGGATTAGTTGGAACATTTGCTGTTCTTGGAACAGTATTAATGGGAACAGTTAAATTGATTATGGGCATTATTAGTATGTTGCCTGGTGGAAAATTATTAGTGAAAGGTTTAAAACTTGGCGCTTTAGCTACAGGAGGACTTTTTGCTGCTAATGCTTTAAGTAAAGGAAATGACGGTACTGATATTTCAGGTCAATCTAATCAAAGAAGTTTTCTTGACAGAGCAGGACAAGCTGCGGGAGGAATTGGAGGAGCTGCTCTTGCTTATGGAGGTTTAAAAGCTGGATCAGCACTAGGAAACAGAGGGCCACAATATGAAATGCGACAATCGACCATTGCTGAAAAAGGTGGCAAAATGGTTAAAGCTGGAGATGTTGGCAGCAAATCTATGGGTGAGAGATTAGAGAAATTAAGAAAATTTGCTGTAAAAATATCATCAAAAAAACAAAACACTTTATTTTTTAAACTTCTAGGTGAGAGAGTTGGCAAAGCGGTTGCATTTAAAGCTGTAACAATGTTTGCTAGTTTTGCAGCTGCACCATTTACCGCTGGAGTTTCTCTTTTAATTACAATAGCCAGTGCTATATTATTGGGTTATGAGATTATTCAAATTTATGATGCTATTTTTGGTAAAGATGGAATTGAAGAATCTTTAGACGCAATGGACAAAGCAAAGAAAAATTCAGATTCAGCTACTTCACCTGAAGCCATGTCATTTGAAGATGCTTTAATAGGTGCGTTTGCTGAAGCTTTAGGACTCAATCAACCTACACCAACATCACCAACACCAGAAGCTCCAAGTTTACCAAAAGCAGGCACAGCAGAAGCAGTAAAACAACAATCATTTTTAGGTGGTCAACAACAAACATACGCTTCTTTAGGTGGAGGAGAATTTGGTCCTGATATGCTTGCTGCTACAGGCGTTAATGCTGACCAAGTTGATAATACTTCTTCAACTTCTCCAACACGAGCTGGTGGCGGAGATATGGCAAATTTAATTAGAAATAAATTTAAAGCCGCAGGATTTACTGATGCACAGGCTGAAGGAGCAGTTGCAAATGCTATGGCAGAATCAAGACTTGATCCTAATGCTCATAACACTAAAGGTGAAGATAGTGTTGGCCTTTTCCAGATGAATAGAAAAGGTGGTTTAGGTAAAGGTTATTCGGTTGAACAGTTAAAAGATCCAAATTTTAATATTGATTTAGCTATAGAAGCTGCTAAAAAATCAAAAAGATTTAAAGAGGCAAAAACAGCAGAAGAAGCAACAAAAGCATTTATGATAGATGTTGAAAGACCTAAAGACCAAAGTGCTTCTGCTCAAGCAAAAAGAGTGGCTTTTTTAAATAAAACTGGAGAAAAAATTGGAGAAGCTTCATCAGCTGCAGCTGCTGCCAATAGAGTTCCTGCTTCATCTTCTGGTGGTAATCAAACAACAAATATTATTGGTGGTGGAAGTGGAAATCAATCAGTTGCATTAGGATCAGCTGCTAGTCCATATGATACTGAATTAGCTAGATTTTTAACAGGAATGATGTCACCAAGATAAAAACCCCGCCGAAGCGGGGTTGACTTGCATGGGATTTTGTGTTACTTTGTTTCAGCAAGTGATTTGAAGTAATCCAAATCTTCATCTTCAACACCAGACTTTAAGACAACATCATCGTCTTTGAAAGGACTGATATCAGCAGATTCAGCTTTGGTTCTTACAACTTCACCATCAAAGCCTAGAACTTTATCCAAACGAGCTTTTAATTGCTCATAAGGTTTGAACTGCGACTTCTGAGTAAACTCTTTAAGAGAAAACTCTTTCTTCCACAATTCCTCTAGTTTAGCATCATCACCTTCAAATAATGGAGATGAATCAGCAAACTCCGATTTATCATAGTTACGATAACCTTCAACATTACGAATCTTCAGTTTGAAGTTAGCACCTTCCCACATATCAAATGGGTTAACTGGTGTTTCATCAGCGAATTCAGGATTCATCGCCTCTGTAATCTTATCAAAGATTTTCTTACCAAACTTAAACAGTTTGATTTGACCTTCATTTTCAGGATTACTTGGGTCAGACACAACTAAAATATTAGCAACATAAGACAACTTGCGTTTTTGTTTGCGAGCAATCTCTTTGTTAGCTTCAATTCCAGAATTCCATAATGTATTATTATGTTCACAAACAGGACACTTATCATTCAAAGTGGTCAAGCAGTTATCAATAAACCAACCGCCAGGTCCCTGAAATCCATGACTGAATGTGCGAACCCACGGTAAGGCGTCATCACCGTCAACTGCTGGTGCTGGCAGAAAGCGAATGACCGCCATGCCGTTACCAGATTTATCTACTGATGGTTGCCAAAAGCGAGTATCGTCTTTTGAACCGGCTTCAGAACTGCCGGATTGAGTAGCTTCAATCGCCTTAGTAAGTTTATCCAACGAACTACGATTGCGCTTCAGGTTTGCAAATGAACTCATATGTATTACCTCGTATTAAATGTATTAAAAAATATGTGCAACTTATCCACATTATGCATAGTATATCATTTATTTATATGCTTTGCAAGTAGAATATCTAGCAACATAATAGTATTGCCAACATCTTTGTGATGAATACCTATACCTCCTGCTACATTAAAGGCTTGAATAACATCCAAGGTATCATCAATCAGGATGCTATCAGGTGTAGCATACTCTGCCTTTAATTTTCTTCCTGCTACAACATTAACCTTCCATTTCTCAGAAAGGTTCATTCTTTTAACCCACACCTTCTTTTGAATCTCCACTTCATCATGGTATTTGTTACCACCAGATGATGTAAGAATTTCAACATTCTCATGTGGAAAATTGGTTGAAACATATGTTATTAACTCTGAAGCACCTGGCCACCATTCTAAAGTTTCAAAGTGTTTGCCTTCAATAAATTTAGTCCAGTTTTTACTAAACATTTTTCTATCTCGTGCTGAACCAGGCGATTCATTAAACAACTCAATGTACCGCTTTTCAAAATTGGCAATTACGCCATCCATATCTAAGTATAATTTCATAATATAATCTTCTTTAATAACAACTTGTATTTTACAGTATCAAAGGTAAGAAAAGAGGCATACTTTGTTAGTTTTCTTCGGTAATCTGGCCATCGTATTGTATCGGTAATCTTCCTATCCCACATCGGTAAGAATTGCAGGATTGCGTTTAGGACGATTAGTGTTTCTGGTGATATCTCTTTGCGTAAAGCCATCGTTAACAGTCTTGGATGGTCTCCATTCGTTGACAATAATTCATTAGGGTCTTTACAATCTTCAAAAATAACTTTACAATCATTCTCAAAGGTATACGATAGTGATTGAACTACCTTCTGCCGTAATAGGTAATTTACCTCAGCTTCAGGTTGTAATAGTGTGCCTGCCCATGCCTCACTATTCTCAAATAGATTGGCAATTACAAAATTCTGAAATTGTTCTTTATTTGGATACTTACGGGACAGTTTATAGAAATGGTATTTGTCCCTACGATTTTCAAATGTAGTGGGACTGATATTACACTTACCATTATACTTGAAATAATCGTAATCGCTGGTGAAGTGTAATTTTAGAGTATGATATATTGAAAATGCTTCATAGCCTGTCATAGTGGCAATCTAGGGCTTTTATTCTTTAATAAATTGTTTTCCATTGCATCATTTTCAATTTTAGATTTGAGGTTGGCATTCACCAAAGTCGAGGCCACTTCAATTTCCAATCCTGTGCGCTTACAATGTTCCACAATCGCTTCAATGTAGTTGTAGTCTGTTTCAGCAACCAATTTATCAATTGCTATTGCAAACTTCATCATTTCGTCTTTAGTTGGCATTATCTATAATCAAACTCTTGGTCTGCTCTCTTGTCCTGAACCCATTCATGTTCTTCTTGTACCAAATCTAAACGACCTTCAAAATTAAAGCCGCAACCTTTTAGAAACATTTCAAATTCATTAACAATATCACTTATGGTTTCAGCCTTGAATTCAACCGTTCTTTTAGATGAAACGGCATCTGCAAACGGCATTGGTTCTTCTTCACAAATAAATGTAAACTTACTCATATCATTTTCCTTTTACGACATTCTTCTTTCACTTCAATTGGATAATCTACACTAATTTCAGAAATTGTGCAATCATAAATCTTCACACGGCTATATTCATATGTAAACACCGTGTGAAGAACAATAACAATCAAACATAATGTTACGGAAACAAAAACAATCACATTCTGCATAATAACCTTTCAATTATTTTTTAGGTGATGGTGATCCTGTATGACTACCTTGTGCAGCTGCATATGCAACACAAATGGTATCTGTTTGTTGAACAAATGAACAACGCACCGCAACAGGATCAACTCCCTTTGCAATAGCAGCATCAATGTTCTTTGACATTAGGGCTCTATCATTTATATGATAAACTGCTATAGAAATTATTGCAGACATGAAAACAATTGCACTTGCAATAATAACACCTATGATATCTTTTCTTAAATCGCTCATATTTTTATGTCCTTTTTCATTGTTACTAAATCTGATTGACGTTTATAAAATATATGCCTGCCAATTTGTGTAGTCTTTGGCAATCCCCATTGAGGATTAACATAATCTGCATGATAGTATGTGGCACCTTTTGTAATATCTGCCATGTTTTCGTAATTCATTAAAACATAAACAGCTACTTCTCTAACGCTATTATACAATGAAGTGTGTATAATTGTCAACCTTTTGGAGGTAAACATTGAATCGCACATCCATGAGAATTGGCAAATTGTGTTACCATTAATCACCGTTTTTTGCTTTACCACACCGCAAACATCTGAGCCATAGTTTCCTGAGGCTAAACGATTGAGTGTAACAAGTGCAACGGCAATCTGACCATCTTTTGATTCGTGACCTGCTTCAAAATAGATATTCTCAGCTAAACAATCAACTTGTTTTTGTGTTGGTTTAGAAAGTGCTTTATATCCAACGCTTGCTGGTATGTAATACTTACTTTCACTTGAATGAACATTCACAGCGGTTACCGCTAAAATAATTACTGATAAAATTATACTTAAAAGTATCGTTTTACTTCGCATACATCTCCTTTTTGTTAAGGAAAGGCCAAAGCCTTTCCGATCCATCAGGCGGACTTTTTGCTTGTAGTCTTTTGTTCTGTGGTAATATTAGAAACGAAATCGTTCAAGGTCTTTGCCTTGTTAATGACTTCTTGTTCTGATGGAAATGGCGGGTAACCTGGATGCCTCGGTGGTTCCTGCCCATTGATTTTGGCCGTTTCACAATCGGTCGACCATTGGTTTGATATTTGTTCACGCTTGCCAAAGTAATCATCGGAAAGCATATCTCGTGCCATCTTTAATAGCTCGAGGCGAATTTCAAAAGCTGTCATATTAGACATAGTAAATCTCCTGTGTGTTTATGTGTGTTATCGGCTTTGTGTGTGATGCCGATAATCTATTTAGTTAATTTTTTTCTTAATAAGCCCAAGAAACATAAGTGTTCCTAACTCCTTTTGTTACTGGATCAACTCTGTGTGGGTATAAAAAGTTAGAAGGAAACATTAAAAGACATCCTTTTGGCATTTTTATCACTTCGTCTTGGAACATAACAAACTCGCCACCTTCATAATCATCATTTAATGTACCAACAATACTAATCGTTGGTATACCTTTTATTTCACCATCAAACAATGAATGGATATGGTCACAATGTTCTGCCATCAACCTATCTTCTTTATATTGATTGAACCTTACACCGCTGTAACCTTTCCAAGTAGCAAACCAAGGAAAATTTAAATCACCAAGATATTGTGATATTCCGTCCCAAATTCTTTGCATGATAATTGGCCTAGTTGAAACAGTATCCCAAGAAACATCTAATTCACGGTTACCACTTCTTGTTGCATATGACCCATTAGTAGGATCATAAAATGTGTGTTGGTGAAATTTAATTCTTTCAATTTCATCTAGCGTTTGCTTACAAATCTCATCACTAAGATGATTTTCATATACTTTGATGTATGCTCTTAAATCTTTTTTCATTTTAATCCCAAAGGTTTTGATAATACTTACCAAACAATCTAAAGCCGTTTGCCTTTCTTTTTTGGTGTGCTTCTAAACCTTCACGGTCTACTTTAACTTTACTTACATATTGACCATCTTTATCCCATGGGAATTTTTCATCACCACATTCAGAATGGTCAAAGAATTCGGCTTCATCATCATCTCTTATTTCTTGTTCAAATGCCCAAATCATTTCAGCAAGAATCCAATCCCAACGCATGAAATGTAAACTATCTGTATCCCATTCATTCTCTTTTGGTTGTGCCATATGACTACGCAAATATTCAGGAACATCCTCATCATTCGTATAAGGTGCACCATGTTTAGTTTTATCTAATTGCTTTAACATTGGCAAAATAATATGAGCCAAAGTATGATCCATTGACCAAGTATCCCAGCGGTCAATCTTTACATATTGAATTCGTGGATGAATAAAATCTAACACTACACGGATAGCGGTACTGATAGGTTCAATTCTTTTAGCCCATCGTTCAACCCATTCAGGATGATCCACATAATCTTTATCTTCAATCACGCCTTTATTACGACCACATTTACTCCAATCAGTCCAGAAAAAGATATGTTCCAGAATTGTATATGGAGAAATCCAATGATAACGGTAGTTACTTAAATAAATTTTCATAATAGTTTATTGTATCATTAAAATGTAGCCACAGTAGGCAAAAATTGAGATGATGCCTAACTTAAAAACAAATAAGCATAAGGCAAGTAGAGGTGCTCTTAGTAGATATATTACCAGAACAAGAGATAATATAAACAATAATTCATAATCACCAACCGATGAATTTTCAACCTTTGTTACCGATGGTTGAATTTCAATTTTCTGTAATTCTTTTACAGGTTCAATTTTTTCAACGAATAAAGGCATATTATCTCATAATAAAATGGTGTGGGTGTTTTGAAGAAGGCCACCCACGAAGCCTTAAAGAATTACTTCTTCTTTTCTTCTTTCTTCACTTCAGCTTTTGGTGCATCTTTCTTTGCTTCTTCTTTCTTAGCAGGTGCTTGAGCAAATGCTGTTACAGCGAAAGTTGCAGCTACGAGAGCGATTAGTTTTTTCATGTTAAACTCCAATTAAAGTTGATAATATAATCAGTTTGTCGCTATCAATCAGACCAAGATATCAAAGCAAGGATATCGGGAACTGTACCAAGCAAAGACTTACTAATTTTTGGTGAGTATTCTGTTACGAGGAACTCACCGAAACCCTAAGCAGTTTTTAAGCTGCTAATGCGAACTTATTATCGTTTGCGTTTAATTTAATTTAGTTATTACGCCTACTCTGGCGACTCTCCATTGTTCTAATGATTGCCATGTCGAATCTATAACACCCCCATCAAAAGTATATTGCCACAACTATAATGTGTGTTTGCTACCGATAACTCGGTTCGTCAATATACTTTTGGTGGAGGTGGGCGGATTTGCACCGCCGTCCACAACAACTTTCAAACAACTTCTACGAATGCTTAGCTACAAAAACAAGAACCACAAAAATTACTAATGCAATTGCACACGCACCAGTATAAAATGCAAAACTTCTAATCTTCTTTTCTTTTACACAATTCTTATCTGGCATTATAGATAATTCCCTAAAAACCAAATGATAAAAAGTAAAGATAGGCCACCAGCTAATATCTTTAAGGCACCAATCTGTCTTTCATTTTGCTCTGGTGTGCAGAGCTTCTTCCAATATTTATTCATACAGCTATTATACACCTATTTTAGTTATTTGTCAAGTAATATTTGGCAATATACTGTTTTAATTGAGGCAGGTAAGGTTGTTTATCCCTCACAAATATCTGTGGTTTGCCTTCTTCAACGGCAATTGCCACTACCAATTTATTTATTGGTTTGCCTGTTATTTCACCAAACATTTCTGCATATGCCGAGCATTGCATAAAGTAATTGAGAATACCATCTTCCCATTTCTCTTTACTAGAGGTCTTAAAGTCAATGACTGCCAATTCTCCATCCCACTCAGCGATACAGTCAACACGGCCAGCGATTTTCAGTCCATCAGAATATAGTGCCTGTTCTAATGAATAGATTTTACCAATATTTTGGTCTAACTCTGGCCTCAACTGTAAAAACAATTCTTTAATGTTTGGCATCATTGTTTGCATCCTCAATTCATTCATCTCATTGAGTAAATACTTTTCACAAACGGTGTGTAATGCGGTACCACGCCTTGATGCCTTACCAGAAACTTTATTGGCTTCTTCATCACCCACACGAGCACGCCATTCTAAGATAGCTTTCTTATTATAGGTTGACAATACGGTTGTAACCGATGGGTATGAATTACCATTCGGTGTTTTGTATTGTCTACCACTTTTTGTTGTAACTGCTTCTAAATCAAAATCTAATTCAGGTAATTTAATGTGCTCAAATGTCATTTTTTACTTTGTAATCGTTTCGTAATCTTCTCAACGTGTTTTTTGACAACTTGAGCCGTTCTTGCTTCTTTGATAGATTTTCTACCATATCGTTCACCAACAGAAGAATTAGGATGTTTCTCTGCTACCTTTGATAACACTTCTTTGAAACCATCAGGCACTCGGTGTGAACCCATACCTGCAACACTAGTAACAATTGATGGTGCGGTTAATACTGATTGAACATGAGGATTTTCTTTAAGAAATGTTTCACGCTCTGACCATTTCATAAACAATTCAAATTCTTCATTTGTTACTGTATCAATAAAATTATAAGTTGGCATTAAGAATATCCATGAGCTAAAGGTTCAACCATTTCAATAAACCATTGTGGTTGTGTTCTACTATTTATTTTACCTTTCCATGACCATAAATGACTTTTGCTCATCACATAGTAATTGTGATATGATTGTAAAGAATTACCTGGTACCTTACAAGCATCAGGCATTGCCGGAGTTGGGCCAGTAAACGGGCCAACAGGACAATTATCTGGTACTTTTTTTAAATCAGGTATCAACCTTGCTGTTGCATGAATTTTACCATATCTATAAGTAAATTCTTTTTGTAGTTCACACCACATATTATACAACCAACGATAATTACTATCACTTTGTCGAAGCCAAATAGCGGAAGGATGATTCATCATTGTGGGTTTCATCAATCTATTCTCACGTTCATCAAGTAAACGCCATCTTTTAATGTTGCGATTATTAATTGTTTTGCCAATATACATTTCACCATCAAGAACACGATGAGCTGTTGACATTAATTGAGCATATTCAATTACCATTTTACAAACGTGCCTATCAACGTGCATCTCTGCACATTTTATAGGATCAGGATCAAGGTAGAAGATGTTCACTTTTTAATCCAATTATAAACAACTTTGTCCAATTCTGTAAAATCATAATGTTTCTTTTTACCAAACAAGTTTTTAAGCCAATTCATTACCAACTCCCATCATCTATCCAAAAGCGGATTGTTAAAAATAAAAAACCAAAACTATATGTTGCTGACTCCCAAGGATCAAGTTCTTTTTGGATCCAAGGTAAAACTTTCCAATGTAATGGGTTGAAGCTAAGTATAACACTCAACCCACTATATCTGAGGTAATCAATAAAGTTCATTTAACTTCCTTTGCCATTGATATCATGTCTAACATTCTTTTTTGTTGTTTCAGTATTTCAAAAAATAATCTTAAAGTGTTATAGGCATCAACATCAGCTCGGTGTGCTTTGCCTTCAAATTGCATTTTATAAACACCCATTGCTGATGATAAACCACCTGATGGTTTTTTACCATTGGCCAACATTCTCATTACATACCAAGTTTTCACATCAACCCATCGGCGACCAAAGTGTTTGAATTCAATGCCGTGTTTATCAAATTCATCCTTCAACTCGGTAGAATCTCCTCCACCCCAAGTTACAGGATTCACAAACACATCATTATCTTTAATCAGCCTACTCAATTCTTGACCAATATCATAGTGTGTCATGCCAAATTGTGATATATCTTCATTGGTGATACCAGTCAAATCAGTAATAAACTGATAGATTGGTTCATTGACTTTGACATACCACTTTTTAGTAATCCATTCACTTGGTTGCTCTCTTGCTGAACCAATGGCAACACCAATCTGTATAATACTTGGATTTGGTGTCGAACCATCTGGTGCATTATTGAGTTCAAGGTCAAGTGCTAGATATTTTTGGTCAAGATTCAATTGCTAACTTTCACAGGCGTATTATCTACCTTTGGTGAATCATCAAGTGTTACCTTGAATGATACGGGTTTAGCTGTTTCATCGGTTGTAGCAGGCGGAACAGGACTTACGATAACTGGTTCATTCTGCTTGTTAACTTTATTAACTGATTCTTCAAGTTCACGGAATGCTGCCGATTTACGCAAAGCCATTTCTAACTTCTTGTCATTTTGAATTTTCTCAATCAGTAACCGATTAGAATCATCTAATGAATAGCGTAATTGCACGAATGTTCTGAACCCACGGCCTTCATGGCGAATTTCAAATTGTGGTCGTTGGATGCCAACTAAATTCACTTGTGCAACCAGCAATTTAGTAGTTCGTTCAATATCACGGTTCACTCCATCTGCATTACCAATCTCTGCGGTAAAGTCTTTCATCATCGCTGATACATAAGACGAATATTTGGCGGCTAACTCACGCTTTGCCGATAACATCGCTTTGTCAACCGAGAATTGGAGGTCAGCAGAGTATTCACTTGCAACGGAATACAAGGCATCTTCTTTTGGTTTTTCAATATACCAATCTGGCATACGAACAGAATCGCCAGTCTTAGCACCTTTACCAAATAGTGAGCTAGAATCCATAGCAGTCTTAGGTGGGTTTGAACCACAAGCCGACAACATCACTAACGGAACTAATGCTACTAATAACTTCTTTTTCATAATATATTACCTTAAAATATTGATGTGCCTTGTAATTACTTTTCGTTGATTACTTGGTATTTGAGAGATAACAAATTTCATTTCATTTTCGGTATAACTATCTTTCAAATTCACATCGTTGGTCACAAACAAAAACAACAACAACTCTTTTGATTGCACTTGCCCATTTGGAACTTGTGCTTTCATTCTATATGGTTCGGATGGTAACATAAAATTACTGTTTGGTGTGGCAATCCATGTATTCAATACTCTATTATAATTGCCGTCATAGTAATTATACAAATACACATTACCTTTTTTGTTTACCGAACCGATAAAGGTAATATCTGCACCATCTTTCAAATTAAAACTACCACCAATGATAAACTTTATGTCATTGTTCAATTTTTGAACATCAGCGTTTATCGTTACCACACAAACTTTATAACCACGCTCTACTACAATATCTCTTTTAACATCCGAGATTGATTTTATATGGCCTTCAATTTTGTTGAAGGTTTGCCGATTAAAATTGCAATTTTCACTTTGACAATTTTCTTCAATCATGGCATCCACATACTCACCATTGAATTTGATTAAAGCATTTTGCTTGGCTTTTTCTTCTGCAAATTCACAAGCAACATTCTCTGCGGTTTCGGGACCAAAACGATGTTCACCGACACCTGTTATCGCATTAGCATTAAATGCTAACATCAAACCAATTATCGCTGTATAGGTCTGCAAACGGCATGAAGCTTTGAATTTACTTGTTTCAATGCCTTTGTCATTCTGATTTGAGATTCTATACATTGTTCTTTATTCACAAATTGGTCATGCACATTGTAATTGGTTGGCATACCCAACCATAATACTAATGCCCATGTGTTCATAATATACTCGACCAAGTTTTCAATTTGGTTATTTTTCGTTCAGCAGCTTTTGCTACCTCGTCAATGTCAATAATATTATTATCACCCATCAATTTAATCATCGCAACTAAATCACCAACTTCTTCAACTAGTCTGCTACGATTGTTAATGCCATCTTCTGGCCACCGAGATTCAAAACCAAAACGAAAGATTTTACTAATTGCTTGAGTAACTTCTGCACACTCCTCTTGAGCAATTAATAATATTTCTTTTTCTTTATTGTTCATCTTAATGTATTCTTTACTTTGAATTCTTTCATGGTGTAGTAATCAACCAAACACCGTTCTATGTGTGTAATTAAATCCGTTTGGGCATTGCCTTCAATTACAAATCTAACTGGACAATATCCCCATGTTTTACGCTTTACAAAGTCAGCATAGTATTTTCTATGTTCATTATTTGAAGCATCAAATACCATCAGAGGCCGTAAACTTAAACTTAATAAACTCATAATAATTTCACTTTGTAAATGTTAGAAAAATGCTAAGGGACACTCAAGGCGCTTCACAGCGAGCTATCGTGCTGTTGTTTAAGGGTGAGCGAAATTCGCCTGTATGAGCACTTTAAATGCGGACGATCCATTTTTACAGTATCATAGATACTCGGCATCTCCGACTTACAAGCTCGCATGAATTTCCGCAACTCTCCCATTAGCAAACTGGTTACTCAGTAACTTCGGTTACTGTCATTTCTTCAGCAACTGGTGCCTTAACTTCTTTGGCAACTTCGGTTGCTTTCAAGTCTTTCAACTTGCCAACTTGTTTAGCAGAAGGAACATACCCAGCGTCTAACACACCAGCACGCTTCATGTAGTCCTTAACTTGGTCAACATTCATCAACTGATAACCAGAAACTTTACGGCCATCTTTGATTACTTTAACAGTACCATTGGCTTGGGTCTTGATATGCCACATATAAGTGGAAATACGATACATGAAAATCTCATGCCCAAGGAGAGTATTAATCTCGTCTTTTGTTACAGGCTTGCCAGAAATCATTACTGTCAATAATTTTTGGAAAGGTTTCAACTTCATTTTTTTAGCAGGTTTTGCCATCACATAACTCCATTATCAATTAAGGGAACAACCATTATACTACAAATATGCCTGAAAGTCAAGCGCTTTTTCGGTAATGTTAAGCTGTTTCGGCAACATTACAGAAATCTACAAATTCGGGTAATGATCCAGAGAATACCACTTCACTCTCATAATCACCACTTATACCGAAAAAATTACAACCACAATAATACACTTCAATTTTGAATTGACCATCAACATTCAAAATGTGGTATTCATAATCTTGACCACAATCTTCTGCGGTTACAGGATACAAATAAAATCCACCAGATTCTTTTTTGAAATTAGCAACTAATTGTGCAGCCAAATCGCCCATGCCATTAAAGAATTTGCCTTCTTCGCCAAAGCGTAAGCCATTGACAATTTTACCACCAGATAAAAACTCGGCCAACTCTGCACCGTGGCCAGATGGATAACCATCAAACTGGCGGTACATATTCACAATTGGTTCGGCTCTTTCGCCTTTTACCGATTCACTATACACGAATGTTAAACTTCTGGTACCCATAATAACTCCTAATAATTATAAACTGAAAATGCTATTGCATCTTCTTTCAAACAAGTGGACTGTTTACTATTCCAACCACGAAAACGAGCAGAAGGAACATTAAAACGGGGACCACGATATCTAATCTTAAAAAACTTACCTTGATGAGCCATCACTTTACGGAATTCAGCAAGATAATCAATTGGCACTCGGTGATAAATTGCACAAACACCAGATTTTTTAAACTGTTCAAAATTAACCATAATCCACCATCATATCTTCAATTTCAACCCATTCATCTTCAATACCATCAGGAATTTGTTTTGCAACAACCGCACGATAAGCTTCAGCATCTTCAATATCAGCAAACGCTTTCAAATTCACATACCCATTTTCGGGACCGAATGATTTTACAATATAAACTACTTGCATATTAAGCCGCCTTTTTCATTACATTAATAATAGGAAGATATTGTATACCTTCACCAATTGGAAACTTCACAAAGCCAGAGGTATCTTTTTTTGCTTTACCTTTAGCATACAAACCAATAATTGAATTCTTTGGATCCAAAAACCGTAAATCACTTTCATCACCATTGAAAACGGACATATTGTAATTAAAGAATTTGTTAGGCATTGGTGAACCTTTTTTAATACCAAATACGACAGCAATATTCATGCCTTGCTTTACTGCTTCTTTACAATCAAAGTAATTACCATCAGCCATTGAAAATGTTAAATGGTAATTTTTGAAGTCCGCAACTTTACGACCAAGAACCTTGGTATAATCATAAAACTGGACATCAGGAAAGGCAGTAAAAATGTTACGATATAATTTTCCATCACGAATAACCTCATATTTTTCCCAAGATAAATCACTTGTACCGTTTAATCTAAAAACAGGAATTAAACCTTTTTTAGCCGATTGTTTAATTGCTAATTTAATATCAGCAACTAACCATTCCATAAAACCTGCTCGTTCTTCAAAAAAGAATTGTGTTTTACGGATACGAGCTTCTTGAATAGTATTGGTTGTAGCACCTTTTTTAAACATACCGCCACGACCAGCAGTATTCAAGCAAGCTGCCTTACAACCTGCTGTCGCTTTAGGACAGGTATTAAAACCAGATAAGTCAGCAGGTGCCAAATGTAGAATGTAGGTGTTATAACCTTGCGATAAACCTTTTAATACTTTTGGGTTACCAGTGCTTAATAATTTCATAAATTTGCTTTCTTTATCAACTCAACAAGATCCATTATACACGAACCAAGGCAGGTGTCAAGGGGTTTGGCAACTATTTTTGGGTTTGTTGCTTCCACGCAACACCCGTAAGCTCTTGATTCCATTGACTTTTTGTAAGCTCTTGATTCCATTGACTTTTTTATCTCCGCATATTGGCTTGGTCGATTGCCTCTTCATCCGTGAAAATGGGCACAGCATTGGACTTATGCAAGGTACCAATCCCTTTCATCTTATCGCCAGTATAGACATTACCCATAACTGGCTTTGTTGCGACACCTCCAATCGTTTCCAATGAATCGTAATGTGGTGTTTCACGGACAAATCTTTTACCACTTTGCAAAGCCACAATATTTTTTGTTCCAGGTTTACCGAAATTAGGTTTTAGTTTTTCTAAACTGGCAAGCCATTCTTGGTACTGCTCTTGTTTTTTTGCCAATTGTTTTTTTCTTTGCATACGCAATTTTTTAGGCGACCGATTGTTTACATAAATCATCATAATTTAGCCCTCACCGCTTCAGCGTGTTTACATTTACCACGATAACCAAAACCAATACAAGAACAGGTAATACTAGAACCTGCCACTTCAATCTTATAATCGTGGTTGCCAGATTTCACTTTGAAAATGCGAACACCGACTTTTAGGCTATAATCATGCCCATCATCTTTTGGTATTAGTTTGGATAATTCAGAATGATTAACCTTGATAAACTTACGATACCGCTTATCTAATTTAATCGTTTTTGATTTTGATTCCACTACAATGCCATCGCTAGCACGAGCATGGGCGATAATGTTGCCCTTAGAATCAAGTAAGTAAGTATGGTTTGGAACTGAAAAGTCCGACTGCCATACAGTAATTTCTTTTAGTATTTCACTCATACCCACCATTGTAACATAACTGGTGGGAAAGTCAAGCCCTAGTGTTGCTTAAAAACAACAGCGTCCAAGTCTTATCCCTTCAGGAGCTGCTGGTCGTGTTCTTCCCGCATTTCTTCTTCAAATGCCATTATCTTCAAGCGGTCAAGTTCCTTCTTTAAGCTTTCAATGTCACCAGATTGTTGGTCAATACGCTTTTGTATTTCGGTGATTTGATCCATAAATTGTTTAACTGACATCTTCTTCCTCTTTCTTCAATAAGCGATAAGTTGCCTTATCATGGTGCTTCGTGTTTTTTTGCCTAAACTCTTTAAGAGTATCCTTATCAGAGTTTTTTCTAAATTTGGATTTCTTTGGTTTTAGAAATTTCTGTCCGCCGCCTATCATACAATTACCTGTTACAAAATATGGTCTGCTACGCCAAATTCAACCAATTCTTCAGCCGTCAAGTAAACATCACTTGCTGGTAGAAGTTTGGCTTTTACTTTACTTGGTACTAGACCTGTTGCTTCTGTGAGAATATCAACCATACGCTTATTCAGATGTTCAGTTTCTTTCATAGCAGCTTTGATGTTATGATATTTGTCATCCATAGAATCAGTAAATTGGTGACACATAATACTGGTGTTTTTTGCAACATAGCGTTCACCTTTATCACCAGCAGCGAATATTAGAAAGGCTGCACTCATTACATTACCAATTGCAATAGTGCGAACCACGAAATTAGAATTTTGCATTACATCAATTAAACCAAAAGCATCGGTTAAACTACCACCAGTTGAATTGATATAGATTGTTAAAACTTTGTCTGGATTGGAATTGTCCATGTTTTCATAGAGCAACCAACGGATAGCTTTCTCAATATTTTCATCATCAATTTCACCCATTAAAAAGTGGGTGTGATTTTTAAGTAAACCAAGACCAATGATATCTTCAGCGTCAATTACCGAATCGTCAATTTTTCTATTTGTCATTTTTTAGATGCCAATCATATGCTGTTTGTAATATATCCATTATATCATACCTAGGCTTGAATTGCAATACTTTCTGAGCAAGATTGATATCGGCAACCAGAGAATCGGGGTCACCTTGGCGGCGAGATACTACGGTATACTTTACAGGTAGGTTAAGTTTGTTTTTTATTAAGTTAATAATTTCAAGGTTAGAGTGGCCTTTGCCTGTTCCTAAATTCATTAGTACCGATTGCCCACCACTCATCAGGTATGCTAACCCCGTAATGTGTGCCTTTGCAACATCGGTAACATGAACATAATCTCGGACACAAGAACCATCCTCGGTGTCATAATCGTCACCGTATAATTCAAAGTTATTTAGATTCTGAAAGATTCTAGGAATTAGATGGGTTTCTGGCTCGTGGTTTTCACCAATATCCAATTCTTCATCGGCACCTGCTAAATTGAAGTATCGGAATATCATATAATTGATACCAGATTGTTTTATCGCATTTTCAGAAGCCAGTTTACTTGCTGAGTATGGATTGTGGTCAAATGTAACATTATCCATCTCTGAAATTGGAATGTCAAATAACTTATTGATTCTATCTGGCTTGTAAACACCAGCGGTAGAAGAATACACAAAATATTTCACTCCATGCTTTTTCATAGCATTGAGTATAGTGCAAGTTCCGCCAGTATTTACTTCCCAAAACTCGGTTGGATTCTTTATTGATTCTCCAATCTCAATTCGACCAGCCATGTGAAACACGGCATCAATTTTAGTTTTGAGGAATAGATAATTGATTACTTCGTGGTTACGAACATCAATATATTGAAAAACATCATAGTAAGAATGTTTTGGCCTGACAATATCAATCGCAACAACATTCCATCCAGATTGCTTGAGATATTTACACAAATGACTACCAAGATAGCCAGAGCTACCAGTAACTAACGCAGTTTTCATTATACTAAAATCTTTATTCCTGGTCCCACTTCAAGTTCTTGTGTAGGTTGTTTTGCAATTGTTACTAATTTTTTACCAAATTTCCATGGAAATTGACCATGGTATTTTTTCTCATTAGCAGTGTTACCTTGGTCAAAGAATTCTTTATTGACCGAGTTTGGATTGCCATCTAAGCGATAGCACGCTGTGTGAGCATTGGTACAATCAAACTTTGGAAACGATTTGCTTATCGCAGAAAAAAACTGCCTGTCAGCGCCCCATTGGCCGTACCAAGAATGACCGACACGAACAGCGATATCCCGCCTAACAGCAAAACAACTGGTATCAATATGAAAAACGCTATCATTAAAGTAAACAGGCCATTTGCCCAGCGATTCGCAGTTATCATCGCAAAGATATTTTCCATCTTTGTCATAAATTTTTCTAAGAGAATAGACCCAATCATTTCCTTCCTCAATTTTCTTTACCAATTTTTCTACATGGCATGGTTCAAACCAATTATCTTCATCCAAATAACAAATAATATCAGCGTTAACAAGAAAAGAACAGGCAGCAAATACTCGGTGCCCGTACCATCCTTTTCCAACATTTTCTTCTAATTCAACAACTTTAACCTTTGTTGCACCTTCAATCATTTTATTAACGGCAGGTTTGTATTGCTTACCGTCAGTAAAAATGTAATGTGTTAAATCTTTGTATGTTTGTTTATCAACAGAAGCCAAGCAATCGGCTAATTTTGAATTGCCAATTGTTGGCGTAACTACTGCTACTTTCATAATCAGTCCTTAATAGGAATATCAATATCAGGAAATGCTTCTTTAATTAATTTAGGTGTAAGAAATTTAATAGCAAGGTCTTTTCTCAACATCCTAACCAACAAAAACGATTCATCTTTATGTAGTGATTCTAAAATGACCAATAGTAAAGACGATTGTTTTTTACCCGTTAATTCTGCTGGTCGCAATTTATGGTTCTCAATGAATCTATACATTTTTGGTATTTCAGTATCCAAATAAGCAAAATTTAACCCAGCAGGTTCAACCGCAGGTCGATAGTTTGGAATCTGAACATCAAATTTAACATGAGGATTAAAAGCCATAATTAAGAATTGCTTAAACCTCTCGTCCCCGTTCCTACGCAATATTTGAAGGCGTTCTTCTTTAGTTTGTGCCTTTTCAAACTTATCCATTATCTCAGAATATAATAACTCAGAACTCATCTATGACCTCAATTAAATTTTTCAAACGATTAGCAATCATGTAATTCATAAACTCTTGGCGAGTATGGCCTTTCGCATTTTCATAGGTATCTATGATACTTTTTTTAAGTGGTTCTGGAATCTGTGTTAAATCAATCAACATTTCATTCCGCTTAAAGTTTCGTAGCATTTCATCATTACAAAATTCACTAGGGTCTTGGTTCAACCAATTGATAATCTTCGCTTCAGTAATAGGTTTCTGCCTACCGCCCTCAACAAATACATCATCTTTTGTTAGAATGTTTGGAATGCCATCACCTTTATCACCACGAATAATCAACTGTTTCAATTGTAGTGCAGGCAATGGTTCTTTGAGCATCTTCTTTAGGATCGGTGAGTATTGCTCAACATTAGGGAACTTTTGCAATTGTGCAAAGTCTTTATCAGAGGAAAGAATCATTACCTTTTGTGAAGCTGCATATCTTGTTGCCAACACAGCAATCACATCGTCAGCTTCAGCAGTATCAACATCCAATACTTTGTATGGTGAATGGTTCTTTAACTCATCACGGATTTTATTCAATACTTCAAAGATTGAACTCCAATCGTGACCAGAAGATTGTCTTGCTTTCTTACGATTGGATTTGTAGTTTGGAAACACATCACGGCGCCAATACTTTTTATTGTCGCAAGCAATCACAACTTCGGGACCATGTGATTCTTTGAATTTCTTCACATAGGTACGAATCGTGTTCAAAATCATGTGGCGAACCAAACTCTCATCAACGGGAGTTTTAGAAGAACCAATCTGTTCCATCAAGTTGGCAATTGCCACCTGATTAAAGTCAAATAATATCATGTAACCATTCTAATGTATTTTGTTACTAAAAAGAGGCGAACTTAGCTTAGTTGCCACGGCATCAAAGATTAAATCCTCTATTTCTTCAATCTCGGCATAGGTTAATTCTTCGGCAGGCAATTCACCTTGCAATACTGCCCATGCTATTTTTTGCCGTTCTTCGGTCATTTACTGTCTTTCGTTGGAAATGGCCATGCGGCCATACCTGTTGTTGGATCAACCTCAAATACAGGTTTATCCCAATGTTGAAAATATCTATTGTGCAATTCTTCCATAATAGTCATCACTTGCTCAGTATTTAATTCTGTATCTTCTAAGCGTTCTTCTAAATCTAGGATTTCCCATTCATCGTTTTCTAAATCATGCCATACCCAAATGCAGACTTCTTCTTTTGGTCGGTGAATTAATGCCCATGGTGTGAACTCGTGTTCGGGAAATACAAAGCCTTCGGTCAATGCATCTTTGTGAATAAAGACAGCAAATGATTCCATGTTTTTATTACCACCTTCAACATATTGGTAAAGCGCACCCTCGCCTGTTTCAAGGTCACCATAACCATCAAAGATAATTTTCACTTCTTCAACACTTGAAATGTTTTCACCAATCTCCGATCCTTCATCAGAATCGTGGTACATCGCATCCAAATGGTGTTTTAATAATTCTTCAAATCGTTCATAATCATAAGGCATAATTACTTCCTTCTTTTTGGTTTTTTCACCGCTTTTGCTTCATTACCAAGCTTCATTGCATCTTCAATAATTAGATTACAGAATGAAACCAACTTTTTTAATTCTACCCTTGAAAAATTAGAATAACCTTCTTTTAATTCTTTATCATCGGTATCCAAAACTTCTTGGAATTCATTTCGCCTTCTCTCAAAGATTGGTACCAACATTTTTGCGTGTTTACCTTTAACACGACCATGCATTACACCATAGGGAGATGGAATCTTGGCAAACTTAGATAGTATATAATCATCAATCGCACCCTCAAGGTCTCCTGCAATCTCGGAGACTTTTTCTTTCATGCGGTCTTGAATGGATACTATGTAAACATCTAAATCGTCCTCGACTTCATCCTTATCGTCCTTTGACATCAACTCAATGACCTTTTCTCTGGTCTGTTGAGCTAACTCATCACTAACAATTGTTCCTCTACTAATAACTCGGCAAAGAAAACCAGTTACCTGAAAACTCTTGCTTGTATCAAGCTTGCCTTTAATCTTATTCTTCTTAGCATACTCGGCAATATATTTTGCTGAGGCTTTGGCATCTTTATTGGCGTTATACCAATTCAATACAGAAGCAATATCGCTTTGAGATTCAATTTTTACATAATTTGGTTCGGTAGCATTTCCTAGTATAGAACTAACTATTGCTGCCTTTCTTATTTGCCCTGCCATCTAATAGTTCCTCAAATGTGTATTTACCGTAAGAATCAATGAACATAATACCATCTTCGGTTTCATTTAATGTCTTACTTATACACTTAGCCGATTCAATCGCATCTTTTGCCGTTTCCAACACGGCACAATTGCCAAATATTTTCTGTAAAACCTCAGTTTCAAGATTATAATTCATGCTATCATCATTGTAGCTGCCAAAGAGGTAAACAAATTGGTCAGAGGCTGAAACCCGATAACCATCTTTGGTCACCATAATATAAATTCCACTCATCATGTTTCCAGTATCACATACTCTCCAAAATACTTATCAAAAACCTGTACCAGATTTTCATAATCACCAGACTTCATCTCTGCCAGAATCGCAGAGCTATCAAGCCCAAATTTTCTTGCATTTTTCTGAGCAAAACCCATTAGATAAAAAGCATTACCTTGGGGACCAGTTAAATCAATAACCAAAGGGCGGTCAATTTTATCAACAATCATTTTTTCTCCATAATATATTTAATAACTTCGTTAGCTTCTTTCATATTAGATTTTGCAACAGCTTCTTCAATCATATGCTCTTGGACTTTATGCAAGCCAGATACAAAAGTCATAATATCTTCTTTTCGCATAACATAGCGAATATTGTAAAGTGGTTTTTTATTTTCCATAATTACTCCACAGTATAAGGTTTATTCCATTTACCAATGTTAATATTAACATAGTAAGCAGTATTAAAATAATCAACTTGAGCATCCGACTCATCGTACCAGTCAGCACCTTTTAATGCTGCCATGGCTTCAGTCAAAAATTCTTTGGACTGTCCAGAAAAATGTTCCTGAAACCAGTAGGGATTAACACTTATGCTTTTCTCGGCAGCCGAACCGTTACGAAAACCACCAGGTTGATTACCGACCGTGGAATTGTAATTTTTGATAAAATCAATTTTACCAGACTTCACATTCAAAACAATGGTAGAATGATTGCTAACTTTTAGCGAACCCTTAACACCATACTTTTTTAATACTGGTTTCAATTTAGAAGCGATAATCGCCTTTTTTTGTTGATTCATATATGCCATGATAATGCCTTTCTTAGTCAATATAACCATTATACACGAACCATGCCTAAAGTCAAGCCCTTTTGTTGCATGGAAGCAACACCGCTAAGCTCTTGATTTTTTTATACTAAATAGTAGTGGTATTGATTTGGCATTACACTATATTCCACAAGCTCTTGTGGTATTCTTTATTATCTTCATTAATATAACTAAAAGAAACCAAAAATGGCTGACCCTATCGTTGCCGGCGCTCAAGGTGCCGTTAATACTCTCAAAGCTGCTCAAGGAGCAAGCAAACAATTAAGCTCTGTGGTTACCGACCAACAGGCTGATATGGAAAAAGCGGTTCAACAACAACATATCAACAGAATGAAAGCCAAAGCTGAAAGAGAATACTTAGCCACAATGGCTGAGTTTAAGGCTTACGAAAAATATCAAAAAGAAAAAGCTCACCAACAAAAAATTGAACAGTTAAAACTAGAAGCTATTAAAAAATATGGTAAAGCTGCTTGGGCAGAAGTTGAAGCCACAAAAGCAAAAATGGAAAAAGAAAGAGCCGATGAATTAAAATTTATGGATAAAGACAGGCAGAAACAAGTTCAAGTTTTCTGGTGGTGTATGACGGCAGCTGCTTTAGTAACATACTTTTTTAAGTTGTATAAATTATAAATGAATATGCAACCAATAGTTTTCATGCTTGTTCTTATAGTTTGTCTTTCTTTGATGGTGATTGAATCAGGAGTGTTCAAATAATAAACTGAAATGGAGGTATTATGAATAAATTACCGCAATTAATATTTGCGATTGTTTTGATTGGTAGTTTGACTCTTATGGCTTTAGAAATTATAGTTAAAATGTAAAAAAAGGCGGATTAACCGCCTTTTTTATTCGGTAACTAATTCGTAATCCGATTTAGATACGCCACACTCAGGGCAAGGTACATCATCAGGTAATGAATTGTAATCTTCTACTGATAGAATGTGACCGCATACGATACAACGATAATAACTATTCATTATAGATTCTCCAAAACTTGTTTATAAGCATTTGCATGGCGCTCTTCTACTTTTTGTAAGGCCGCAAATCGTTTCTCTGCTTTGAGTAGAACTTGTTTGAATTCTTCTGCGTGTTGCTTAGATTCTTCAATCTGTTCATCAAACTCTTTACTTGCAAAAGATAATCCTTCACCAAAAGCCTGATTCTTAAACTGCGGATACATTGTGGTGAATTCATAGGTCTCGCCATCAATGGCCTTCTGTAAACACTCTTTGGTAGATGGTTTACCAATCAATAATTCTAGGTGTCCCCATGCATGAAGTAATTCTTGGTCAGCTGTATGTTCAAAGTGCTTTGCCACTTCTTCAAAGCCTTCTTCACGAGCAATCTTGGCGAAATAACGGTACTTAATGTGTGCTTGACTTTCGCCTGCCAATGCACTTTCAAGGTTTTTAATTGTAATAGACATAATTTCCTTCCAATAGTTAAAATCTAAGTATTAATACTTAGTCATAGAATATCACAATAATGAGGTTTTGTCTAATGATATTTTTTGATTGAGATTATCAAAATTTTTAATAACCATTGTTGAGAATACTGTTTTGTGTTTAAGAACTCGTGGGTGGATTTATCAAAAAGTATAGGCGCCTATCTTTATGCGTTACCACAATCGTCAGTTGTTCTCTTAGCTTTGCGCTTTCAATCTAACTTTTGCATTGTTAGATAATCTCCTTTTTGCGGATGCGGTTTCTAAGATAGTGTTTTCCTTAACAGTCAGGATTGCTTACTCTTTCTCTCACATTCTCAACAATGGTGCCCCTTGATGGAATCCAACCACCAATCCATGATTACAAATCAAGTGTTATAGCATTTAACTAAAAGGGCGATTATTATACTACTTGTCCGTTCTTGTGAATATAACGAACTGTGCCATTTTCATCCTTAAATGATACTCCTTCCCAAAAGAATTCTTTTTCCTGAAAATGCTTGATTCTTTCATCTGTAAACTCGGAAATATCAACTTTCATTTCACCAAGATACTCTTGCCAATTGTCATCAGCAGTCCTAGCAATTTCCATGGCTGCATCTTCATTTTCCGCTTCGACAACATGGACTTGGCGGAACATTCCAATAGATTCTACAATATATTTTGTCATTTTTTACTCTCCAAGCGAAAAATTAATCTGTTTTACAGAATCCCAGCGAAAACTACGCCAAGCTTGTGCTTCTGTGTCCCAAACTGCTAACGCTTCGTCTGATTTTTTGCGAGAATTAGCAGAATTTTCAGAATTTGTCGCTTCAGGAATGAAATCTTCACTCAAAGTAGCTTGCATCACTCGTTCCGTGCCGTCTTTTTTGATAAAAGTAACACCAACTACTCGTTCACGCAACAATCCTTTCAACCATTCACGACCAATTTCATCAGCAAACGCATTTTTTGCAGGTTCATCACTTACACTTAACGCTTCAAACTCTTTTTTCAATTCTTCTAGCGCTTCAACCATATCATCCTCTTCACTTTCTTCTTCATCTTCAAATTGGTCACGCAAATTATACTCATCAATCAATTCTTCAGGTATATTTTCAACATCTTCAGCATTAGAATACTCATAGCAGTCATCTTGACCTGCAATATTGCTGCCAACGAAGGCCATGCCAGGTTCCCAATAGGTAGCAGTAACATACCATTCAGTATTTTGTGCTACGAAATCGTAAAATATCGTTGGCGGTGCCCATGCTGTATCAAAATTTAGTGTGATACAATTGTCATTGACCTTTTCCCACGAATAAATGCTTGCTTCCCACTTGGTACCCCAATTAGAAATGTTCCAATCATACCAATTTTCTTCTTCTTCAGCTGGTCTTGGTCTAAAAAAGGCAAATAGACCAGATTCAATGTTATTATTACTCTTATTTTCATCAAGGAATTTCAAGTGTGCTTCTAGTTTTGCAACTTCGGCAACATCATCATTGTGAAACTCAGCATTATTAGCACACCAATTAGGCATTTTTATTTCCCTTTCTTAATTTTTGGCAATAGAGCCTGCATAATTTTTCATTTTGTTTATCATAACACGACCGAGCAGTCTTTTGAGGTATTCTTCAACCCATTTCCAACTGTTTTCCGTCTTTCGTACCATACAACCATAGATATTTGCACCAAGTAAACCCTTAACATACACTTCAGGATCGGCAAAAATTGCCTCAAAGTGGTCATCCAACTCAGGATTACCATCTTCGCCTTGTGTTAAAAAGACCACATGGTACATATCACCAAGGCTGGTATGGTCAATCTTCTTTCCTTTTTCAAAATCATCATTGAAATCAAAAAAAGAAAGTCTTAAGCCGTCATCTTGCTTATGTGGCAATATATAAAAGCCATCAAAGTCTTTTGCATCTGGCATGGAAATACCTCCAAAGATAATTTCCATACTTATAATACAAATTCTTGTGGGTTTCCTTGATTAACTTCAAAGATTAATTCTTTCACCACAAAGGATGCGGTATTGAAATGACCAGTTCCTTCTTCTTGTGGTTTATAATTAGATTCAATTCTTTTCTTGGCATCTTCCAAAACAGCAACATACTGCTCACGGGTAATCATTTTCATTTTATATCCTATAAATTAAACCAAACACATAAATGGCAAGAAGGCCAAAGTTTACAGCAATCATGGCTTTTTCTTTAATCAGAAAACCCCATATCAAAAACAATAGAGCACCACTATTCAACAACCAGATATTCAATGGGTCAATCATCAATGCTGTTGCTAATGCACCACCTAGTGTTACAAAGGTGGCGACCCATTTTAATATATTTACTTTACTCAATTTTTTCCACACATTCTCTAAAAGCCATCCGTGTCATTGTATCATACGGACTATAATCTAACAATATTCTATTGCGGTTCTCTTTATTGACCGCATAATGATAATACTTAATGTTATCATCTTCCTCCTCTACGGAGAGGTGATAATAAAAATGTCCATGCTCAATCGGCAGAATATACACTTGAATTTTCCTCGGTATAATTTCTTTCAATACTGGCGACCCACGCTTCATACTCCCGCTTGCGTTCATCAGCCAACCACTTCGCTTGCTTTGCCAACTCTGGGTCGGTTTCTTCAATAACCCAACCATTGGTACGAAGCTCTTCCCGACCAGAAAAGGTCTCTTTCATTTTATCCATGGCATCATGGATTTTATCAATGTTGGAGATTAACCAATCACGGTTATTCCAATCTTCCTCGGTACCAAAGCCACGAGGGCGATACCCATAAAAATCTTTATGAAAATCGCTATAGTAGCCTTGTAATTCATCAACGGAATATTTGGAATACATCATACAGTTTCCTTTATCGGTGCAAAAAATTCACGACCCATGGCCATGAAGGTACGAAATGCCGTGGCTTCTTGGTAACTTAAATCATCGAAGCATAAATTCATTTCCTCTAAGGTTTCTAAAAGACCTTTGATACCCCATTGGTCTTGGTACTGCCGAATAATTTGAATAGCTTGCTCGATTTGCATAATTACTCCGATAAATTAATTACACGGAAATCAAATTCCATAAAACTAGTCTGGTATGGCACAAACATGATTTTGCCAACACGATTCTTTTTATTGGCTTTGGTTTCAAACTTCACAAACTTATCAGCCGTAACCGTAATTTTATACGACATAAAACCAGGCTCGGTGCAATTGGTTTGCTCGACAATTCCTTCAATAAAAGCATCATCACGACCAGCACATGGCTTGAAATCATAAGCACGAATCACATCACCAACTTTTGCAACTTTTTCAAATTTCAACATAATATAACCTTTTCTCAATTTATGCATCCATTATACACGAACCATGCCTAAAGTCAAGCCCACCTGTTGCATGGAAGCAACACAGCTAAGCTCTTGATTTTCTTGACTTTTCTGCCTGCCAGTATTCCGTAAAGGTATCAAAACACCTCTGGAACTTCACCTCATAGATTTCCTTTAGAGAATCAATTAGTTCTGGTTTATCTCGTACCAATTCAATATCTTCAAGGATAGCCCAGCATCGCAAAATTTCTTGCTCTAAATCAAACCTATCACTCGTACCTACTATTTTCTCAGGATTTTCCACGGCGCTTTTTCCTTTCATAACCAAGTCCTATGCTTCTCGGCGACCCACTCATTACCATCATATTCTTCAATCTCCCAATCCACATCCTCGGGAATCTCTACCACTTTCAGAGTAGCACAGAAACCATTCGCTTTCTCACCAAGCTTCTCAACCACCGCTACCAATGTCGGATCATTCCGCGGAATCTCACGGCAATTAAACCATTCATCATTGTCAAGGTAATAATCACTTGAGAGAACCGAATCAGAGTTCCGCTCCTCTTTGCGTAGGGTAATTCCTTTTCTCTCCGCATAGGCCTCAATCGCTTCATCCGATAAACTAAAACCACCGTAATCCGAATTAATTACCACTTTCATAGAGTTTCCTTATTTCAATTTCAACATTCGTAGTACCATTGTAATCCTCTGGTACACCACTACTCCTGAAAGTATATCTCCGTGCTTCATCCGCACATAAGTCCACCACCGATTTGATAATGGTTTCTAGTGTACCTTCAGAGCAGACATAGTAACTTCCTGCATCAAACTCTGCTTTGCCTATCTTGGCATCCGCCAATATTTTCTGTAATTTAGTATTCATATTTTCCTTATAATCCAAGTGCAACCGCCACAGAGGCCGCATTACCCGCTGATGCCACAATGTATAACCAACCCATATGATTCAGTTCTTTTTCAAATGCTTCCTCTGCCCATTTCCACATAATAAACACAAAGGCTACTTGTAGAGATAATAGAAAGGTTTCCATTAGATAGAAAGTCCAATGATTATGAGTATGCCACAAACAATGGTGGCAATTAACTGTTCTTTATCTGAAAAATCCATGATGCTCTCCTAATAATAAACCATTGTAACACATTATAGACAAAAACACAGGTAATTGTATATAATGGCAAACGACTTCCACGGCAAATTTCCTGGCCGCGGATTTTTTTGAAGTCTGAGAATCCAAAAGTTTTTTCGCTGGAACTAATAGAAACTCTCTGAAAAACACAGCGAAAATAAGTCATGTGGTACCCTTACTCACACATTCAAAAAAGTAAGGATCCTTACTATGGCTTCCCACCCCCTCTTAGATTTAGCCCTAGAACGTATTGAGAGATGGACTCAGCGCTTCTATGAGCTCCCTCTCCCTACTATGGGCTGCCTTGCGACCACGAACCACTTCCAAAACCTCATACTGTATAACCTCATCCGACCTCAAGGCCTCACAAATTGCCCAATCCTTGGACTCTTTTCTGGCTCTACTCATATGCTTCTGGACTCTCACTTTGACCGAACGGAGAAAAGCCTGGCCTTGTGCTACTGTCAGGCCAATATAGGTGTCCTCTCCTATGGTCAACTGATACAATACATGGTTACGGTCTGAGCGCTTTCTACGCAATCGGATACTCCATTCTATACACTTTATAAGCCTCAATGGTTCTCAGCGGAAAAGACAGCGGTGCTTTCTCTAGCTCGGTTAGAAGCTTATTGAATGACAGCCCAAGGAATTCGCACTCCTTCTGTAGCTGTCGAATAGCCGTGGTGATTTTCATTAACTCACCACATAGTAGGAAACAGTAAGAGCATCTAGCCGTTGGCAAGCACCCTCAAGGTCAATAAGGCTCGTGGTAGTGTAATAGAGCTCACTGGTAGGTCTAAGGTAGATTTTATAGGTAACCATATTAAGCAGCTTTCAAAACGGTAACATTGGAAGGTTTCTTATTGGCCTTGACAGCTTTGATACCAACTGGATTTTTGAGAGCAGCGAGCTTTGCTTCCAACTTAGCGATACGAGCAGCTTTCTTGGCAGCACGGTCATAGGCTTTGTTTTCACGAGCAATTTTCTTCGCTTCTTTAGCACGAGATTTAGCCAAGCGAGCAGCCATCACATCAATGCGGATGGCTTCTTTTAACTCAGCCATCAGAGCACGTTTATCAGTCAAATTCAATTCATTCACAATACTAAATGTAGTCATAATAATTCCTTTTCTTTTATCAACTCAACAAAATCCATTATACACGAACCACGGCAAAAGTCAAGGGTAGCTGTTGTTTTTAAGCACCACACCAACTGATTGTTCCATAAGACTTTTCTAGCACATTACCACGAGCGAAATTCTTAGCGGGCGCCCTCCAACTGGCGGACTTCAATATATCGCCCACCTGAAATTTATCCGACTTCAGCACGATAAAAGAGTGGCTACTACGGGAAGTATCACGCACACCATCGGTACTGTAGCCAATGATGACCTTAATAAACTTCGAGCCCTTATCAAATTCAACCACCAACTGGCGGTCAAAGCCACTTTTTGCCCATGAAGCACCACGGCTCATATAACATTCCTTTAGGTACTCTGCATAAGCCTGTAACGCTGAATCCATATTACTCTGCATAATCACTCCAAAATTCTATGGCCTGCTCAGCCATCTCTAATGAACAACCCAGCTTCTGCGAGATAACATCCGCATTACAGCCAGCCTCTAATAACTCTTGGACTTGATCCAAAAAATGTTTCATTCCACTCATTAATCACACAAGCTCATTGATGAGCCCAAAATTAGTTGACGTTTAACCCTATCTACACCAATGATAGTGTCACCATTACTCCAACGCAAAGCACCGTAACCACTCTGAGCTTTGCCCATAAAGCGGGACTTTTTGAATGCCTCAATGATAGCGGTGCAAACCTCGGAGGTTAACTCACCATCATAGGCGATATCAATAGAGTCCTGCCAGGTGTCCTGATACGATTCCATACGATGGGAACCTGGCACCATGGTACGGGTCTTAACTAGAATTTTACCATTAAACATTATAATCCTTTCACAATACCAAAAGCGGGTAAATTAGCGGTACCGTTCATAAAACCACGACCGCAAGCTTTTTGGTGACCCATGTTAAAAATAGTGTATTTGTTATTCCGAAAAGTAACTTCGGACTTGCGTGGCTTGGAGGCCTTACAAACTTTCACAGCACCACCTTCATTCAGAAAATTTAGAATGTCCTGTTTCAACTGAATGTCGGCCTGTAATTTTGAGATATTCATTAAGCTATCACCAATACAAAGTAAATTACAAGAGAAAACGAGAACAACATGGTACCCGTTAAGAGGAGAGAAATTAAATCTTTATTTGTCATCATATAAACCATTATACACGAACCGAGGCAAATGTCAAGGCCCCTGCTAAGCTACTGATTTTATTGAGGATAATAGTTGAGTAATTTGGTCGACTATTGAAAATGTTCAAAATTTGAACAAAAAAAGAACCCACCTAGGTGGGTTTAAAATGAAAGAGAGAAATATATGAAAAAATATTTCAGGAGGGATAATTGAAAGTGCCAAACAGTTTCTATATCTTTTTTCACACCACTATCATTCTTGAATCACACACAATGGCCGTTGGTGCAATCTCAATCCGATACTATGACCGCTGCAGCAGCTTTAGATGGCGAGGCTTATTAAGGCAAATATAGTCTTTTCAGTCAAATTCCCTTCTGAAATACTCTTATCAACTCAACATAAACCATTATACACGAACCAGTATGGATGTCAAGGGGGTAGCTAAGCTACTGATTCCATTGAGGATAATAGTTGACCGGAATGGTCAGTTATAGACGGAAACCATCATCATCTTCATTATCTATTGGAATTTCTACTATCCAATCATCTTCGGGAAGTGTTTGAATACCTGCGTGGCGTTTCTCAGTTACTCGCGCAATACCCTTAGTGGTCGCAATGCCTTCGGGTGTTCTGCGATACTCTCTGGATTTCTCTGCAAGCTTCTGTTTAGTTTCGGGGGATTTAGTTTGACCAGTATTGGCACAGGAAATCGAACAGAAATTCCCTCGCCCTCTGTGTAGTTTTTTACATTGGGGACATTGTTTCTCTTTATATACGCCTGGCATGGTGGATATCTATGTTGGTTCTCTACCACTTTTTGCTACTTTTTACCACTATTTACTACTATAATTTTACCTTCTTTTGTTACTCTATGAAGCTTTGATTGTTTAAATTCTTTTGGTTTTAGTTTAAATTCTTTTGGTTTTGTTGTAGGTTCACTAGTTATGTTTCTCCAATTGTCTTGAACATATTTTTTAGCCAATCTAATATCTCTTACATAGAATTTTATATGTTCAATAAAATCATATTGGTTAATTATGTCCATCCCTGCTTTATTCATTCTACTACAATAGGCATTCCATGCACGAAATATATCATCTAGTTGCCACGACTCAAAAGTTCTTAGTATTTCAATTTTTTTACTAAATTCTTCTTCATTTTTTTTAGGTTCTTTGAGTTTTTTAAGTTCAATGAGTTTTTGTTTTTCTTCTAAAATACTTTTATTTGCAATGTGCCACCCTAAAGACCAATCTATCATAGACCCCTTTTCTAAATTACACTCATTACACAATATTTGAAGGTTATTCATATCATCAATTAATGCAGGATAATGTCTGATTGGTTTTATATGGTCTACTCTTAAATTTTCTTCTGACCCGCATACTGGACATAAATGAGCATGGGTCTTATATACTTGTTCTTTAATCAATTTCCACCGTTTTGAATTATAAAATCGGTGTAGCCGCTCTTCAAATTCTTTATTGGAATAATCATTATTTAAAATAGTGGGTTGTTTAAGTTTTCTTTGTTTACGGACAATTCCATCTTTTTTACTAGTATCAATAGTGCCTCCACGAGAGAGGAATTCATCTACCGTTTCAAAAGAATCAATATTTTTAAATTTTTTATAATACATATTTTTTCTACTCATATTAATACTCCGTCTTTCGGACAGTTTTTAGCCACTCTTGCTGTTTCTCATGGGTGGTTACTTCATTCTCATCCTTTTCCTTTGTCCAATGTATTATTTTCCATATACCTTCGTGGGTTTCTACTAATGCGGTACAGGATTCTACCCAATCGCCATCGTTCATATACAGTATACCATTGAGTTCTTTTATCTCGGCATGGTGGATATGCCCACAAATGACACCATCATATCCTTTCTTTTTACAATACTCGGAAATATTCTTTTCAAACCCTAGTAGGAAATCAGAGGCTTTCTTTACTTTATACTTTAGAAAGCGAGAGAGCGACCAATAGCCCAGCCCAAATTTACGGCGGAAGGCATTAAAGGTAGAATTCCAATTGAGCACCATATCATATAACTTATCACCAAGGAAAGTCAACCATGGTGCAAGTTTGGAGATACCATCAAATAAATCTCCATGTGTAACCAGTAATCGTTTACCATTGGCATCTATGTGCTCGGTCTGGTTGCATATCTGTATGGCACCGAAGCTTAGGCCATAGGGTATCATTGGTCGTAAAAATTCATCGTGGTTACCTGCAACATACACTACTCTGGTGCCTCGCTTGGCATGGCCTAGGATTCTTCGCACTACATTAGAATGAGATTGTTTCCAGCGCCACTTGTTTTGTTGTATCTTCCATGCATCAATAATATCACCCACAAGGTATAGAGTATCGCAAGTATTATGTTTGAGAAAGTTATTCAGTTTCTCGGCTTGGCAATCACGGGTGCCAAGGTGAACATCGGAAATGAAAATACTACGATAGGTGTTCATCATGGGCTATAATCCATTGTAGTGCATCGGTTAAACTTTTATATATGGGTGATTTGGGATTGTTTTGGTTTGTATACCATTGATAGACCATTGCTTCTTCTATTTGCCATGCATTGGTCTCTTTATTCCATTGTGCCGTGCGTTCAACTGTTTTTTCTAGTATCATTGATATGAAAATTCATCTCTCGCTCATTGACCACTACACGATTGGAGATGTCGGTCAAGCGTTTATTCAGGCGGACTATTTTAATGAAGCAGAGTATGAGTAGTGCCACCACAATGGTGAATGAAGCACCCCAGCCTACGATTAGGCCGTATGTCCAGTACCATAGGGTATCAATTGCATTATTCAGTAGGGTTAGTGGGTTCATCAGGCACCTGTGGTACGGGAGGTTTTCTTATTGTTTCATTGATAATATCGGTGATAGACTTATTGGTCTTTCTAAACTGTGGTTGTGAGTAAGTCTTTGGATTCATCCAATCGGGCAATGGTTCAATGTCATCGGGTTCACCCCAAAAGTTATTGTTCATAGTTTTTTAATGAGAATAATCTTCTTATTCTCTCCTGTTGGCTTCACAAATAGTTCCTTTAGTTCGGTGTTACTGTGCCATTTCATACTGGATGACTTATGCTTAGGTAGGCCTGCGGTCTCGCCTATTTTTGACCAGTTATCGGCAAGGTACACGGCACCATTCTTACCTGCACCGACAAAGGTGATAATATGGGTCAATTCATCGCCATACTTGGCCTGCCATGCAATTGGTGCCTGTCGGCGGAGTTCTTTCAATACTCTGGTGCCAACATTCTGTATGGATTTTATCATACAAAAGCGCCAATTGTTGGCAATGGTATTAAAGACTGCCTTGTATTCTTCTTTGGAAAGGGAGAGGTGACGGAGTATATCTTTGGGTGGTGGGTAAACAGAGCTGCCTAACCCTATCATGCCAACTGTTTGACCTTCATAATTAATCAACCAATCTATACGGCGCCCAACAGAGGCATTGCTTGGCACATAAGAATGGTGGTTCTCAATGATATGCTTAACTATATCCTTCTGGTCTTGCCTTGTTACTTCAACCAGCTCAATCATTACATTGTTTTGTTACTACTTCAACATGAGCATGGTTACGACCTGCATCAAAGCCAAATGCATAGGCAAAGCAAAATATTAGTAGGTATACAATCCAGTTCATTCTATATTATTCTTTATATCTGTCCAAAGGTTGGGTTCACAAGGTTTTAATTCAGGAAATAGTTCTAATTGTTCCATTGGTTTTAATCGTTCAGCTGGCACTTCACCGTAGCCTACCGACCTTGACCATTCTTCAGCGGAGTAATAGTAGGATTTATCAATCGTCATTTTGTTTTGCCCTTTTTTCTTGGATGGTTTCTTCACCCCATATCTTGCGAGGTGAAGCACACATTACACAATTTGGTTGCCCACAATCTAGTGCGTGATGCTTGGCGAACATATGTGGATTGTCAACCGGCACACCATGGGACTTTGCTATCTTCACCTGCTTCTGTATTGCGTTTTGATCCTTCAACAACCTTTTACTATGCTTAAACTTCGCTTCTTCGTGGCTCATGTTTAACCTTTTCTAAATGACTGAACAATAGTTTTAGTAAATGCCATGATACGAGCATTTGCCTTTCTAAACTCTGCAACCTCCTGTAATAGTTTATTGTATTCGTTAGTATTCACTACGGTAAAATCATTCTGTGGTGCCATAGCAGCATCTTCATAACCTGGATGGTATGGTGCCTCTGCAACCAAATCTTCTTCTAGGCCTGTTGCACTTGAAGGTGTAACACAACTAAGGCCAGGGTCATAGGCCTGTTTTCTATCGTCTGTGGTGAATGTGGTCATGGGTTTAATAACTCCGTTAGTGATTCGTTTTCGCCAATAGTTCCTTTCAAAAAGGTATTGAATGCTAGACTACAGCGAACATTGTTACCGGCCTTCTGCTCAACCATGTGGGTCAAATGCGATGGAAATACAACAATACTACCAGTTTTCACTTCAAACCACCATGATTCACAATTCCACCAATTCCATTCGGCCGGTGTTAGTTTAATTTGTTTATAACCATTCTTAAAAAATGTAATTTTATCGTTTGCTTCATCAGCATCAATGTAATATACACCAGATAGAAAACTGTTTGGATGTTCGTGCTTATGATGCCATTGTTTCTCGGAGGTGAAATTCAACCATGATTGTGTAATGTAAGCCTTCACCTCAGGTTTGGCTACAATGATTTTATCCATGTAATGATTAACAGCGGCTTCAATTTCTGCTTTAATTGTTGCCATTTCAGGTTCATTGACAATGTACCGATTAAGGCTGGTCACATTACCTTCGTTTTTATAAGTGGTTTCACTTGATTTCTTAAAGAATTTTAGTTCTTGCTTTGTAAATTTACGGTCTGTTGATGAAAATACAACTGGTGTTGGAAATAATCCATGTATAACTGGTTCACTCATAATATCCTTTTGATACAAAAAAATCTTTTACTTTCTTCTCTGCTTCTTGCTGTGATTCTGCCAATAACTTTACACTTGCTACTTGGTTTCTATCAACCCGTAGATTAAATGGTATTGGACTGCCATCAAACATTACTTCAGGTGGTATATCTATAATCACCTCAAACTCTTTTAGGTTCTTAATGCGGTCAATTACATTCTTTGCATCCATTAATATTTTCCTTGTAGAATGATTGGCTTAGGTGTTTCTCGTGTAGTAAAGTCTTTTGTTACCCATAGTAAAGCTGCAAGTATGACCAAGAATGTGCCTATGAGCACCAAGTATTTCTCACCACGATACAGGCCATTATACCATACCTTTATTTTATTTGCAATAATTGGATCAATCATTAGTGAATATTTACCTTAGGTGGATCGGCAAGAATAGGCCTATCGGCAATTGCATTAAGCAAATTGCGAAAGTCTTTTTGAGTTTGTAATTCGGTGTTGAGAAGAATTAGACGGGCAAGAATAACTGCCGATAATTCAAGAGCTGGTAATTGATGTTCAACCGCAAGGGTTGAAAGAAACTCATCTACTTTTTTTGATAGTGTAATTAATTCTTCATCGGTAACCATAATGTATTTCCTTTACTGCTATTATACATTAATTCAATTTGGAGAGAGGCAATAAAAACCTTGCCAAAGCAAGGTAGTTTAAGGGTTTATTTTAATGCCAATAGGGTGTAAAACAGAAAAACTCCACAAAAAAATTATTTTTATTAAAGTGGTGATAAAGTTCCACCACCTGTGAAGGTGTGTATGGTGTTACCGCCAGATGATGATACCGAGCCACCAGTGAATTTCTGTGAGCCAGCATAAGAAATAATGACTACACCGCTACCACCTGATCCACCAAAAACGCCACCAGAATTTGATACGTTTCTTGCACCGCCGCCACCGCCGCCTGTGTTTGGAGTTCCTGAAGTTCCAGGAGTACCACCGCCTTGACCAGAACCACCACCACCTACACCACCAGATCCTTGAGTATTTCCTGCGTCAACAGAGCCACCGCCTCCACCCGCATAATAAGAACCAGTAACAGGGTAATAGGATCCAGAACCGCCAGCACCACCAACACCAGGTGAGCCGCTACTACCAGCGGAACCAGCTCCGCCGCCACCGCCAGCAGGATATCCACCAGGAACACTGGCATTTCCACCATTATTTCCTTGACCAGGAATTCCAGGACCACCTGAAGCTTCGTATCCGCCGCCACCTCCAGAACCGCCATAAGCTCCATTACTATAATTACCACCATTTTGACCGGCACTGCTGCCACCGCCGCCTGTGGAAGTGATAGACAAGAATGACGAATCTGAGCCGTTTGGTGCTGATGAAGGATAACCATATGTGGTTCCTGGTCCACCACCTCCAACAGTTACACTATTACTTGAGTTTGGAGCAATGACTGCTGAACTGGTGCGATAACCACCTGCACCTCCACCACCTCCAGTACCTGATGCAGCTCCACCACCTCCAGCAACAACAAGGAAGTTAACCGTTACACTTGTTGTTATGGAATTACTTGATCCACTAGCATTACTTGTTCCAATACCATTAGTTGCTGTAACTGTAAATGTGTAAGTGGTGCCTTCAGATAAACCAGATACAGTAATTGTTCCTGAACCTGATTGAGATAATGTTCCTGTTATACCACCTGGACTTGATATTGCTGTATATGATGTAATTGCAGAACCACCATTATTTGCTGGAGCTGTAAATGAAACAGTTGCTGTAGTTGTTCCTGTAGCAGTTGCTGTACCTATTGTTGGTGCATCAGGTACAGTTGCTCTTCGTTTTTTGCTTCTGAAACTTACTGAGGTACTACTACGCAATGTATTAACAAATGGCATAATTAAAAGAAGCTAGAAACTTGTGCAAAAACATTGTATGTTGGAGTTGCATCTGTTTTGACAATATTAAAACTATACATATCGGTATTTGCTGATGTGCCACCAATTGGAGCACCGCCTGCCCATTTTGGTGTTATAGAATTTCCATCTATTTGAACAGCACTAATGTATCTTGCAGTTGTTCCATTTGGTACCATAATAACATATGATGCTACATTACCAACAGACATTGTATTAAGGCCTGTAAAATTAACTGTTGCATTAGCAGACGAGTTAGCAGTAAATATTAAAACACCAGTATTAGTTGTTGGAATAGTAACAGTAGCTGTTAACCCTCCAGTTGTTACCACATTCGCTCTTTCAAAAATTGGCCCCATAAATGTGGCTGTTTGAGAAGATGTTACATTTGCAATTGTTATGGAATCAACAAGGTTGTTAGAAGATACTGAGCTCGTTGCAAGTAGGTTACCAGTAATTTGACCTGTTGCAATCAGATTGCCAGTAATTGTGGCTGCTACAATATTATTAGCACGAATGATATTAGCTGCTAAATCATTACCAAGAATTGCACCATCTACAATATTGTTGGCATTAATAATGTTGGTGGAAAGAGTATTTCCTGTAACTGCACCTGCTGCTATTTTTGGTGATGTGATTGAACCATCTGCGATGTCAGCGGCGATTACTGTGCCGTCTGCGATGGAATCTGCTGTGACTTTATTAAGAGGCATTGTTTATCCTATAATCTATAATGATATATTTATGCTCTATTTATAAGAAAATAACCCTGCCAAAGCAGGGCTATTTGATACTAAGCTTCAATCGTTTCTTGGGGGTTTTGTTCACATATAAAATTGATGTATTCCACAGCATCTTCTTCACTAGTGAAATAACGAACAATGGTTTGGCCTGTGAAACAGGAAGTAAAGATGAGCAATATGTTGTCCTCACGATAAACTGAGAATTTTATTGCCCATCCATTACGAACAATCGGGCTAAAACTCCGTGAGTTATTTCTTATGTCCAACATTAGCAAAACTCTTGAGGGTGCCAGTTTGAATGATTTCT